GGGTTCTATCACCATTTTTAGATGTAAAATAATTTGTCATTAGATTCCTCTCTCAATCTGTAAATCAAATATATCAAATTATTCAATGACTGTCAAGCACTATATAACCCTTGTAAATGACTTGTTTTTGTCGAATTCTAGACAAGCGGTAAATTTATCTTTAATCTGATTTTTATGAGATATCACAAAAACATTCATACTTCTAAAAATGTCGGATGAAAGCAACCCCACAACATTTTCTGTGGCATTAAGATCTAATGCACTGTCAAAAATTTCATCCATGATTAATAAATTTGTATTCACCGAATTTTTTAATTGTGCTACATGTCTCCATGTAAACAGCACTGCGAGATCAATTCTCTGTCTTTCACCCTCGGAAAAATTACCATAAACAAAGTTTTCATATCCCAGAGACTTAATTGACTCATCAAAATTCTCATCAAAAACAAACTTAACAAAAAAGTTCATGTCTTGTAAATATTTGTTAATGTACTTATTGATCACCGGCAAATAATTTTTAATGATTTGAGATTTAATACCTGTATCTTTTAATAAGCCACTTACAATATCATAGAGCGACTTCTTTTCAACAAAGGTTTTTTCGGCAGTTCGCAATTGATCAAGATCTGATGTCAAGGAATCAATCTGAAAATCCTCAATCGTAGAAGTCTGTCTTTCATCCAGTTTTCTCAATTGAAATTCTGCATTCTTGATCAACTCTTCCTTGAATTTGATGTCGTTTTTCCAACTTGAGATTTTAGATTTCTGATCGGTGATCTTAACATTAACTGCATCTATTTCTGCTCTTTCTTTGTCTAACTGAATAATGGCTTTTTCGGTTTTGATTAGTCCAGCCGATAATTCAGTAATCTTGATTTGTTTGTCATAAATTTCTTTTTCTTTAAATTCAGAATTGATGTCTTGATTGCAAACTGGACAAACATCATTCTCTGAGTAAAATTGAATCTGTCGATCTAACTTATTTTTGTTCTGTACAAATTTTTCTTTCAGTTTTTTGTATTTTTCTGTCAGTAATTTATTTTTTCTCAGAGATTCTATATTAGATTCTAGAGTATCAATAGTTGTAGTGGCAGTTTTTATCCATGTGTTATCTTGTTCTATCTCACGATTATACTCTACTATTTTTTGTCTGAATAATTCTCGATCTTCTTCAATGTTCTTCTCAAGTTCTTTTTGATGATCTTCACATAACTTGATTTTTTCCGAGACTAATTTCTGTTGATATGAATTGTTTAATAATTCATCCTTGACAGATGTTATTTTCAATTTCAGCGATTCATTCATTTGAGAGAAGATCTGAAGACCAAGTAATTCTTCAATTACAATTCTTCGATCTGCGGGTTTCAATTGCATAAACGGTACATACCCAGATGTACCTAAAACAATTATCTGAATGAATGAGTGATAATTAAATCTTAGAATTTCTTCTTCAAAAAAAGTTTGATAATCTCGACTATGAGCATCTTGACCGATTAATTTACCGTCACGAAATATCTCAAAAATATTTGGTTTAATTCCACGGCGAACGAAGTATTGTTTTTCTCCAACTGAAAAATCAATTTCAACAACACAATCTTTGTTGTTAATAGAATTAACCAGCTGCGGTTTACTTATATTTCTATAAGGTTTATTAAACAGCACGAATGATAGAGCATCCAATAAACAACTCTTTCCAGAACCAGATGGTCCAAGAAAAACTGTTGTTGGATTTTTACTCAGTTCTATTTCTAGAAAATTATTTCCGATTGATAGAAAATTCTTCAATCGAATTTTCTCAAATAAAATCATACAGCTTCTATTTTATTTTTAGCGTCTTGTATAAAATTAATCAGATTTGTTCTCATCGTTTCTAAGTGATAGTATATCATCTGCTTCAATTCATCTATAGATTGAACTGAATCCACATATCTAGAATTTAGAGCACTGCGAATCTTTATTTCTGAAAAATAGTTATTCGAATCATATCTTTCTTTTTTCAAATTAATAATGTTCAAAATCTTTTCTATTCGAGGATCTATTCCCAATCGAGGATCTAACACCGGCATTTTAATTTTCCTTGTTAATAGCTTCTGTATATAATTCTGATAATAACACATTTATCAAATTTTTGTCACATTCAATTTCTGATGAATTAACACAATCTCTTAAGATTGTTAAGGTATCTTTTGTTTCATCAATTGATTGATTTTCTATTAATGAAGAATCGCCGAGATCTTCTTCTATGACCAACAGTTCAATAGGATTTTGTTGATTAAGCTTTTCCAAATATTTTTCGAAAAGATAAGCTTGTATGCTGTTTTTATTTTTGACAATAATTTTGACATATTTTTCAGAGACATCGACAATCTCATTTTCTTCGCTGTAATAAATTTTTTCAAATAAGGTCGTCTTGTTTTCCACAAATTCTTCAGTACAGGTATCAGTATCAAAAATATAAAAACCGTTACTGTTCCCGTGATCAGCCCAAGTGATCTTGCAAGGAGAACCCAAATAATAAATGTTATTCCGATTAGATCTTTTGTGAAAGTGACCTGAATAAACTTTGTCAAACTTTTGAAAAGTGCTTGAGTCAAAACCATGATCATTGACTACTCCTGACATTAATTCAAAACCTTTTATTTCAAGATGACCCATTATAACTTTAGCTTCTGTTGATTCGATTAAATTGATCGAATCATCTCGATTGAGATCATTGATCCACGGCAAAAATAATATTTTTCGCTGATCGAAATCAAGTTCTTTCGGACTCTTGTATATTTTTATATTATCATAATGTTTCAGTAACAAATCTGGACTATTGACTCGATTAGTATCTTTGTAATAGCAATCGTGGTTACCAATAATTAGATGTGTATCATATTCATTGAGTTTTTCAAAAACGCTTTGCCACGTTTTGAGTGTAGAAAAATTAATGTACTTTCTTCTGTCAAAGAGATCTCCGAGATGTATGACTGTATTGATATTGTTTTGAGTCAGATATGGAAAAAAGATCTGTTCAAAAAAATTTAAAAGATGTTTATTATACACCTCGGAATCATTTCTGCAACCGATGTGTACATCAGTTAATAATGCTATTTTCATTTACTTTTTATTCTGTAAAGAAGCTTCAAATTTTTCAATGAAATCTCTCATGTTTTCATCTGATTTATCGTTGATGTATTTTCTATTGTAAGGTTCATTGTGTAATGATGAGTGTTCTACAATTTTAAATTTTGTGTATAATTGAGTTCTTTCTTTTTTTATTCTGCGAATGAAAGCAAATGATATAATCTGAGTAAAATAAGCAAATGGATTTTCAGATTTAGTTGGATCAAAATTGTTTACAGCTTGTAAAGAATTTTCAATACCATCTGATATCATATCTTCTTTGAAAATATAATTAACAAAATTTGGTCTGTTTGACAATTTTTTAGCTATGTTGATAAAACATTCACCAATGTATTCTGGTAATCTTGGTATTGGTTGAGAATTTTCTTTAGCTAAATTAACTTCTTTTTTGTAATCAATTAATGCTTTTAGAAATTTTGAATTATCTACATAGAATTCTTTACTTTTTACTCTTTTTAGATTTTTGGATTTAATGGGCATTTAAAAATACAACCTTTTTGAATTAATAATCGATTTATTATAAAACAATAAAATTAATATGTCAAGATTAAATTAAGCGAAGCGAGGTGAAACCGAGCGAAGCATTCAAAACATGAGCGATAGCGAAATGTTTTGAATATTGGTGTTCTTATGTTTACTTATGTCTAATTGGATTTTCTTTGAAAATCCAATAGTTTTGAAGTTTAGTCTGCCAAAGGCAGCCTAATTCTTCAAAACGGATTTATTTTTTTATATAATTTTTATACAGTAAATTTTTATTATATATTTTTTGTGTGAGCTAGAATTTTGCCCCTTTCGGGGCAAAATTTGACAATTCTATCTGCTCACCTAATGATAATAAAAGGTTCGGGGGGTTACCTGGTCTCCGTTTATGCAGTTTTGCGATTCGTACAAAGAAGGTTTCTTACATCTTACAATTGATTAGAATCCGCAGCGGCAACATAATCATAACTAATAGAACAATTATGATCTGTTCGTGGGTGTATTTTGATTTCCCACATCCTGAAAGTTACTATTGGAACAACGATGGGTTAACTTCTTGACCATCTCCAGCCGAGAAAATCCGAATCGAACATTGCGATCTCGATCTCACTATTCATACAAATAGCTTATGGGCTGTATTTGATATCTTTTTTATCTATATATACTTTTTTGTGTTTTGAGTCAAGACTTTTCTTTTTTGTTAATTATCTCAAGATTTTATTACTTGTAACAACTCGGAAATTTTGCTTTGTGACTTGCATCTTCTCTGTTGATATAAAGATTTGAAGCATTGACGGTGTGAATTGTTTCAGGATTATAAAAGCCGTATTGATTAGAATCACCCACTGGCTCAAGTACTTTTACTGTTACGCTAGAATGCCATCCGACACCGTTCGGTTTTGTTGACTTTGAAACAACTTCTACCCATGCGCCGTCCTTGTCATAAAAAGAACTGAGAAAATATTTGTTTCCGATGACAAGAGCATTAGTTTTCTTTTTGCACGATTCGTTTATTGCTTTGTTTAACTTACTTTGTCTCATGATTTTCTCTCTCAAAAAGTTTCACTCTCAATCTCTTAACTACAAGATTATGATGACACTAAACACGATAATTGTCAATAAATTATTGAAAATAATTTAAGTTATTGATTACATTCAATATTCCCAAAAAATAATGCATTCTTTTGATGGTTTAATATGCGTACCCTTATACTCAGTACATAATCGTAATAAAACCATAAAAATGACTTTGTAACTTATCGATTTTATTGTTGTTCTGGAAGCACTTTTTTTGTCTCCAAAGGTACAGGCAGCATTTTCAAATTAAACTTCTCTTCTTGATACATTTTGTATCTTTCAACAAAATGCTTCAGTGAATATGATTTGTGTTTCTTGTGACTGAGATCATCCACTATGTCATATAGATTTGCAAAGTCAGTGTTGCCTATTCTCAGTACTCTGCCGATACTCTGTAGTGTTCTCACTCTTGATTTGCCGGAATGACTGAAAATTACATTTACCAGATTTTTGATATTAACTCCTGTGCTGAATACGGCTGAACTTGCTACGATAATTGCATCAGTTTCTTTTTCGACAATCGATCTAATTTCGTTTCTGGTATCTGCATCCGTTGCGCCAGAAACGAAAAATATTTTTCTGGTTGATTTCTGTTGATCTAATTTTTCTTTTATCATCTCAAAAAGAATTTTACCATGTCGCTCAATAAAATTGAAAAGCAGAAGTGTATTATGTTTACAGCTTAAGGTTAGATTGGTAATGAATTTGTTTCTCTTTTCATGCGAAAGAACAAAATCAACTTCATCCACATATTTAAATTTTCTGGCTAGTTTTCTTTCTGCTTCTGAGTATTTCAGAATAACACATTTTACTGAAAGCGAGGAAAGATATCCTTGTTCAATTAGTTTGTTTGTTGTTGTAACTTTATATACTGGACCAAGTAGACCTTGAATTACCATTTTATTCGTCAACATACCGTCGAGTGTGCCTGTTGTTCCAAATCGATATTTGGCATTCGTCATATTTTCCAGAATATCTTTGATTGATGTAGATTTGGCAAGATGACATTCATCTACTAAAACAAATTCAAATTGATCGAAATAAGATTTTGGAAGTTTATACAGACTTTGCCATGTTGAAACTACAATTCTTTTGTCTGTGTGTTTATTTTGTCCTGCATATATTGCATGACATTCTGAATCGACATTAAAATTGGAATCTTTACTGGCATATTCAGAGAAATCAGATATCATTTGTCCGACAAGATTAATTGTTGGCACAATAACTAAACATTTTTGTTCTGAGTAGTATCTAAGAAGAGAATAGATAATAAGACTTTTGCCACTTGCTGTAGCACTGAGTAGCAGTGTTCTTTTTTTCGCAACAGCTGTTTCTACAGCATCAATCTGATAATCTCTTAATTGAAAATGTGTAATTGTTGATAGAAAGTCTTTTAGACTGATCTTTTTTTGATCTTGAATTAGAGCAGGATCAAGTTCAACTTCATATTCTCTATCTTCACAGAATTTTATAATGTCTTCCAGTAAGCCTTTGTAGATTGTTTTTTTACTGCGATTGAAAAATCTAATAAAGCCATCCCAAATTCTTGCTTTAAATTTAGGATTGAATTGAAAATTTGGTACTCTAAATTTGAAGTGATCTGATAATTCATATTCAACAGATTGTTCTTGTGTAAGAACTTTTATGAATACTTCATCAGAATGTTGGATTCTCACTTTTACCATCATTTTTCTCCACGAGCATACCAATAGTGCGTAGACTATTTAGTGCTGTCTCCAGAGAAGTAACTTCCAGGTTATGTGAGTTTTTTAGATGATCAACAAAGTTTTGTTCGTTGATAAAACAGTTTTCTTCTGATTCGAAATTATTTAATTGACAGTATATGCATAGATACTTTTTCATTCAACCTCTTTTAATTCTTCTTCTGAGGGAATACTTCTTTCAATTTCGCAGTTTACAGGTTCATATATTTTCCAAAAAATGTCAGATTTACAGGGATATAATTCCTTATGAATGCCGCATATGATCCAATCGCCGATATCAGCAGTCATTGTTCCTTCGAGTGTTTCTATTGTCAGTGGAGAGAATTCATCCCAAGAGACACTATTAAACAAATCTAGTTTAGCAATTTCTTCTATATTCTTGCCAGTCCACTGAATTGCATCAATGACTATTGGCTTTTTAACAAATTTCATTTTAATATCGATTTAATCCAGTTGTCCTAATAAAGGAACCTTTAAAGAAATTCGCAGTAAACTCTACTGTTTTATCAACATCATATTCTTTACAAGAAAATATATCAATATAAGCACTATTAGTTGCGTTCGCAAAATGCCCTGAGATGCAGGATGTCTCGATCAGCTGAAACATCGAGAATCCGGCTACGCGCTCTTCTTCGCCGAAGTTTACAACGTGACATTCTCCAGAGCGTTTCATATCAATTAATTCACATAATTCTTCAACGTATCTTTTTATGAGATCTGAATTTCTAATGATATTGGGATCGCATTTCGACAAATCAATGCTTGTTAGAAACCCCCACGCACTTGGAGAAAAGATTTTTTCGCCCGTTATTGTATATTCCATATCAATTCTCTGAAAAAATGGATTGTTCTTTACATATAGATAAATTAAGAATTCCCCTTCTCATTTCAGTAATAGATATGTTTTTTGCCTGAAGTCCTTCTTCGAGAATTCTGAGACAATAATCGTTATCTATTCTATCTCCACATGTAAATATATCAATTGCACAATATTCATATTCTGGCCAAGTGTGTATAGTAAGATGTGATTCGGATATAATTACAACTCCGCTTACCCCCTGTGGTTCAAATTTATGAAAATTGTGGTCTATTATTGTTGCACCAGATTCTTTAGCGGCAAACAAAAAAAGCTTTTCGATTAGATCTGTATTGTTGATTGTATCAAATGAACAACCATAAAATTCTGCAAGTATGTGTTTGCCCAAAGCTTTCATGATTTTTTATTTATAATTATTAAGAGCCTTGTGTCCACCTTATAAAGTCAATTGCAGATTTGATGTGAAATCCTCTTCCGTTGATCGCTTTGATTATATTCTCCAAGAACAATACTTTTTCCTGTTGTTCTGAGATGCGAAGAGTACATCGTATTAAGTCTGAGTCCGAGTCTATGTAAACATCAAGTTCGCTGCGAAGAATTTTAAGATCAAATTGTTCCCATCCAAGATTCTTGATTTGTTCTGGTGAAAGCTTTCCTAGATAATATTCGTACTTAAGTCTTTTAAGAACTTTGTATTCACTTTCTATTTTTTTGAGTTCTATCTTTTCATCAACATATAGATCATAATATTTGCTGTGAAATTCTGGTGTTTTGGCTGCCTCATTTGCAAGATTTTCGATGTCAATCTTACAGTCTTTTCTCCAGTGATCTTTTATTTCGCTGATATTCATTGATAGTTTCTAATTCCAATCCTTTGAATAGTATATAATATTCTCGAAGATTTTGCAATCTTTTTGTAAGAAAATGTTTAAATTTTTCTTTCAATTCTCCAAAACAAAGAGAACTGACTACTTTTGCTCCTTCCAGCAAACTTTCTTCCTGTAAAAGAAATTCGTTTAGCAGTTTTCTTTGATTTCTTTTGTGACACCAGATTTTTAAAAACATATGAAAATTGTTTATTTGATGTTGTCAATAAACCACTTCATCATTTTTTTGTTGTCACGAATTAAATTATAAATTGCAGCTGATAAATTAATAGCTAGTTTTTCTTCTTGTTGCTCTGATATTCTTATTCCTTGAGTCCAGACCATTGCGTGAATGAGTTCGTGCCAGATTGTATTGATAACTTCACATTTCGAACGATTTAGAAATATTCTTATTTCGGAAAGAGAAACATCGCAGTCTCCATCCATATTTTCTTTTGTAGAAGCTTCTGCCGAGCACTCAGATATTGTAAAATCTGAATATCCCACTCTAACAGTTTTTGGTAAAGTTTTCCAAATATTTTCAATCGCATTATCATTCTTAGTTTTCATAATCTTGATATATAATATAAAGTATATGCAAATGATGCTGTCGAAGTTAAATATGCATTGTTTTGGGCTGTTGTGTCGAATTGCAGTCCAGTAAGTCCAGTTGGCACAAGATCTACAAAATCTATTCTAAGAAATGGATTATTATCACTGTTTAACAATACTATGTTACCATTTGAGTAGATAGAACCTTTTGGATCAATAGAACTTGTTCTTGTTCGTAGTAGTTCTTGGTACTGGGTAGTACTTCTAGGAAAGCCAAGTCCTACCATCCAGTTGTAGATTTCCTCCCAATTTCTAAAGTCTTCATCAACTGAGAATTGTACTTTTAGGGGAGTAAATTCTATATTGTCACCAGCTCTATGAACTGTTGTGAAGGGTGTTTTGACTCCAACTGATGGTAGATTAATGTCTGGTAAATTTATTTGTTGTCCAAAGTAATTCACATATGGCAGTCTCTCAATAGCAAAATGAAAGTGTGTTGCCGCAAGTAAATTGTGATTGATGTTTGTATTTGCTATACCCGAAGTCATATGTATATTTATTATACGTGAACAATCTTTATAGGTTTATTGAGTTTCTTCATTTCTTCGATCATGTTTTTTGTACCTCTACTTTTACCATTCCAGAAAGCAATTAAATAATCTGCTTGTTTCGCCATGTCTTTATTTCGTATAGGACCAGCTGATCTTCCGTATTCTTCCCATAATGCTGGCATCATTTCTACTTCTATTTTATTCTTCTTGCAGTAATCAAATGCAATCTTATCTGGTCCACGGCACATACCACATATCAGTTTTGTGATATTCGTTTCACGCAATACAGATTCTATTTTTTCTGTATCTGTAAATTCTCTTGAACCTGCGATGATAACATTCATATAATTTGTCTTCCAAAATTTCTGTTTGTGTTTGATATTTAACTGATACTTTTATTCCTCGTTTGTAGCCCTCTGAGTATGATATACAAACTGAAATAATACAACAAGTCAGTAATGAGAAAAAGAAAAATGTGATGAATGATAAATTCATTTTTCCTCTCTACTATGAAAATCAAATAGTCTCCAGTCATCAAGATCGGCATCATACACAACTTCTGGAAATGTTATTTGCATAACGTTTCTATCATTTTCAGATTTGAATGAAAATTTAGCGTGTCTCAGAACATCGGGAGTTAAAATAATTCCTTGCTCAAGTGCTTTCGCGCAAGTGTTCAGAGTTTGATGAATTACACTATACGCAAAAGCTAATTCAGTTTCTTCTGTTCCAATATCAATGTGCATTTTACTGATACAGATTTTTATTTAAAATATTTAGAAGATTTTGGGGTTCGTATTCAGCTTCCCCCGATTCAGTTATAAGATCTGTTAGCACAACATCACAAATTCTATCATCATCATATTCATTAGCAAAAATCTCGGCTGAAATTTTGGCACCGAGAAGTATCATAATTAGATCTCTTTGTGTGTAATGATTTTCTAGTTTACTTATGTCTGATTCTTGTCGCATTCTATTTCCTTGATTCTGTAACCTGGAGATGGATTAGTGTTAACTTTAATGTTTGGATATATGTACATCAAATCTAATTCATATTTAACAACACAACTCATAGAGCAAAAGAAATTATTAAGCTTACATTTAGCTTGTTTGTTAAATGAGTCATATAATTTACCACATGAGTCGCAGAATTGATATCTAACAAACAATGCACAGTTATCACTCACAAGTTTATCAAGAATTCTGAAAACGAATTTCTTAATTTTGATAATGAACTGTTTAATTTCAAATTTTAAACGATATCGCATTTTGAAATTCATATCAATCTTTATTTTAAACCATAAGCTTTTAGAATTTTTTCGTTTTCTTCGTGAGTTTCTATTAATTCAGAGAGTGATTTTTGATGCAGTTCAAGTCCAAATAGACGCAGTGTCTTCTCAATCTGAATTATTTTTTGTGTTGCTTTCACATACAATTTATAATAACGAGAATCTGTATTATTATTAGTCGAAATCTCTGTAGATAATCTTTCAATGCATTTGTGCGCCTGTTTATTTGCTTTTCTAGCATTTGAGAGGTTGCGCGACATTTTTTTAATCAGATCTTGTTGTTCTTGTATCAATTGAATTGCAAGATCTAGATGATCATTCTTACAATACAATTCAGCTTGTTCTTGTTGATGTATTAAAAGTTGTTCAAGTGTTCGTTTTCGATGTAGCATAATATATTTTCCTGTATTTTTATAATGTACCTCCAGGTAGATTCGAACTACCGACCCACCGGTTAAAAGCCGGTTGCTCTACCAACTGAGCTATGAAGGCATAAAATATCCCAACCCGGATTCGAACCGGGGACACCACCGTGAAAGGATGGTGGCTTAACCGCTTGCCTATTGGGACATAACATACTATAAACCTTTATCAAATCTTGAAGTAGAAAGATCTAAATCTTCGTTATAATCTATTTCAAGAACAGAGTTTCCATTTTCCTTCAATACAATATTTAAGTCTGCGCTTCTGATAGAATTTACACCTGGCGGATTTCTTGATTCTAGAGCATCCGCGACATTATTCAATACTTGTCTCGCAATATAATAAATTAGTGCAACATCTCTTTTTTCTAAAGATAATTTCATTTGATTATTCCTTATTTGGACCATAATTCGGACACATATTTAGAAATGCTTCTGCTGTTTCAATTGCATCAGCTAATACAATTTCCTTTGTATATGTATGTCCCTCGTCCCAATAGTGTTGATAATCACATCCCATTTTTATCAATCTAATATTTGCATCCGCTATAATTTTTTTCTCATAATATGTAATACCGCAATGCCAAGGAA